GTGCCTTGTTTACCTGCTTTACGCATAATAAGATCGGCGTTATGCCCAACATCCTTCATCCATGTTTCGAAGAATTTATTCTTGGGCATATATTGAAGTATAGTGGTTACGGACGGGTAATATACTCCTTCGCCTCTCTTATAGACCCTTCGGTCTAAAAAGTTAATTTGCTTTAAATCGGGGTTAAAGTCTAATCTTTTTTTGTCATTCTGTTCTAGAATGTTCATACCTTGCTTTATCATAAGTTTAATTTTTGCAACATTATTTTAGAAAAGTCTAATTCAGTTGCGTTCTGAACTAAGTCTGTAAAGTTTATAAACCCCATCTCAGAGGGATCTTTATCAGGAAGTTCGATTAAATACACCTTAAATCCTGCTGATATTAGTTTTTCAGCAATACCTAAAGCGGCTGTTTGAGCATCAGTATCTAGTGCGATATAGATGTCGGTTAATTTACTTGTTAATAGTTTTTTATATAGTGATGTAGCCATATTTTTTCCCAGTATAGGCACGGCATTTCTTCTGATTGCTATTGCATCAAAAACTCCTTCACATAGGACAATAGGTAGGTCCCAGTTAATAAGGTTTTCAAAAAATATTATGTCTTTAGAAGCTTCTGGGTTTTTGTACTTATAATAGTTGCCATCGTAAGTTCGTGCAACAAAGAAATTGAGTGTATTGGACTCAGAATAACTTGGGATAATAATTCTTCCTCCATACTCTCCAGAAGTGCAGTATCCAATCCCATATTTAATAAAATCATTATCGTTAAGTCCTCTTTCATATAGGTATTTCTTTACTTGATTAGCAGCAAATGATTTAGAGTCTGCATTATAGAGTGGTTTAAATTCTTTAGGAAGTTCAACTACTGTATCGTTATAATAATTAGTTTGTACTCCTTTAGGAAGATATTTTAATACCTCTCTAGCAATACCATTAGGTGTCTTTAGTTGCCTTAGTAGTGACTTAATAGACCTACCTCGAGTTTGGCATACCCAACACTCCCAAGGGTTTTCACCTTTTTCGTTAGTAAGAAAGTTAATTTCTAATTTAGGTTTCCTATGATTACAAAAAGGACAATGAAAAGCATGGTTATCTCTACTCTTCTTAATACTCTTGCCTAAAATGTTTTCTATGGATCCTAGAAGGAAAGTATAGTCCATAAACCAGTCCGTTATCTATATAAGATAAGAACTTTAGTTCAAACTACCAACTGTTTAAGAAGTAATTTCGTTTATTGCAGATTTCACTGATTGAACTATTAACTCTCTATTTCCGGTGTCTAGATAATCTTCTAACTTAGAAGCTATTGCTTCAGTAAGTTTTTCAATATCCTGTGGAGTTAGTTCTAATTGTGTTTTAGCAACAATCTTATTATTTTCTAGTATAATTTTTGATAACTTCATAGCGGTTTATGTTACGTCCATTTCATATGCATCTGCATCAATACCTTTTTCTCTTAAAGCATTAAGTACATCTTGCACTTTATCGTCGTCATACGTACCACGAGAAGGAACTTCTTTACCGGTAAGTTTCATAATATACTCTTTAGCTTTCTCTGTACTGTCAATTCCTCTTTGTTTCTCTCCATTTATAGTAATAGAATATAATCTATCACCTGGATAGGTATAAGAAAGAGTAATTCTTTTTGCTTTCTGCTCAAGTATAATACTAGACAACTTCATAATTTATAGATCTTGACTTTTAAATCTCCAGTGCCTTTAATAGCACGGTGATATGTCTCTCTAGGTATAAATAGTTTGTTTTCAGACAATACCTGGGGGAATTTATTATCAAGTTGTATTTGCCAATCTGTAGGGTGTAGTGCTTGAATGTACCTATCCTCTTTATCTCTATGCCATACGAATTCAAAAGAGTGAGCTTTACTAGAAAACTCTCTTATAACATATCCGTCTAACTTAGTTTCGGAATATGGTCTACCAGTAACCTGAGAAGTTTGATGATCCACCTAGTGATTTCCAATAACGGCCTATATTACAAGACCAATAACCTGCTTTTGTTTTATCTTTCTTAGTAGCACATTTATGACGTGCTGCAAATGATGCTCTTGCACCTTTCTGCTTAAACTTAACTGAAAGTCCAGTATCGCCAAATGATACTTTCTTTACATTTCCTTTCTTAGACTTAACGTAAACGTAGAACTTTTTACTTCCACCTCTTTTAGGTTTGTTAAGTGCAACCTTTTTACCTTGATACTCTAATTCATTCATATAGTCAACAGAAGCTTTTAACATATCAAAGCCATTATAATCAAATGATTCATTTTGTACGTTAACTGCTTTTCTGAATTTATCCATATCAATAGTGCCACCAATTGATTCAACTAATTCTTTTACTAAATCGTAGTCAATCATTTCGTCAATTGAAGCAGCTTCATCAATAGTATCTTCATTTTCAATCATACTATCAATCATACATCCAATTTCAAATAAAGGATTTGCTTTACCAGCAGACATCATAGGTAGATCTAAAGGTACTTTTATACCATTATAATCTCCATACTCTCCTATATCGGTAGTTTCTAATAGCTCAGTGTCTTCTTCGCTAAGTTCGATTTGCTCGTCGCTAAGAGCTTCTCTTGCTTCTTTGAATAATTGTATAAACGAGTCAGAAGAATAACGGTAGATATTCTCTGATAAAGTGAGCTTATTATCTAAATGATATTGTAATGATGGTAATCCTATAATTTCTTTTAACTGTATCATATTACTTAGTTTCGTGTATGAAATCCTTTCTATAAAACTTACCTAATATATTATCATTAATATACTGATGGCTGTATGTTTCAAGTACTTCATTTATAAATAGGTATTTGCACTCGAAATAGGTGAGCTCTTTTTTAGACATGCAAATATTAAGAATTTTCTTATCCCATAC